AGTTAAAGGCGCATATGATAAAATTGCTTGCCAAGCACTGCTAGATGATATAAAATACCTAGCAAAAGGCATTGAACGTGGACACATTGATTTGGATATAGACTTTGGCAAAAATAGCAATTCTAAATGATACTCACGCTGGTATTCGTAATTCTTCTGACGTTTTTATCAATAACGCTGAGAAATTCTATAGCGATGTATTTTTTCCTTATCTACTGGAACATAATATTCGCCACATCATCCATCTTGGTGATTACTATGATAACCGGAAATTTATCAATTTCCGTGCTCTTAACAGGAACCGGAACCATTTTCTTAAACCGTTAAGAGATCACGGTATTACCATGGATATTATCTGTGGTAACCACGATACATACTACAAGAACACCAACGAACTGAACAGCTTGAAAGAGCTGCTTGGTCACTATATGAATGAAGTGCATATTATCCATAAGCCGACTGTGATGGAATATGATGGCACTTCGATTGCTCTTGTCCCTTGGATTTGTGCTGACAATGAGAAAGAGTCGTTAGAGTTCATCAAGAACTGTAAGGCCTCTATCCTTGGCGGTCACCTTGAGCTCAATGGGTTTGAGATGGCCAAGGGCCTAGAGAACAAGCATGGGATGGATCCAAGCATCTTCGATCGCTTTGAGCTTGTTATGTCTGGCCACTATCACACCAAGTCGACCAAGGGCAACATTCACTATCTTGGGTCGCAGATGGAGTTCTTCTGGAACGATGCCCACGATCCCAAGCATTTTCACATCCTAGACACGGACACCCACGAGCTAACTGCAGTCCGCAATCCTCACACGCTGTTCCATCGAATCTACTATGATGATAGCAAGCAGGACTATATGCAGTATGATCTCAGTGGGATTGATGAGAAGTTTGTCAAGGTCGTTGTGATCAACAAATCCGACAGCTACATCTTCGATCGGTTCATTGATCGTATTCAAAACTACAAGATTCATGAGTTGAAGATCGCGGAATCGTTCACAGAATTCTTAGGCGAGAATGTTGACGATCAGAACATTTCGTTGGAAGATACCAGCACATTGCTTAACACATACATTGAGTCGATTGACACTGAGCTCGATCGCGAGCGGATCAAATCGGAGATGCATAATTTGATGATTGAAGCACAGACGCTGGAAATCGTATAACCATGTTGACATTCACCAAACTACGCTGGAAGAATTTCTTAAGTGCGGGCAACAACTTTACAGAAGTTGACTTCCAAACAACTAAGACTACACTAATTATAGGCCATAACGGCGCAGGTAAGTCCACAATGCTCGATGCATTGTCTTTTGCTCTGTTTGGTAAAGCCCACCGCAACATCAACAAGCCACAATTGATCAACTCGATCAATAACAAAGCTTGTCGTGTTGAGGTGGAGTTTGCTGTCGCTGGATCCAACTACAAGGTCGTTCGTGGCTTGAAGCCAAACGTCTTTGAGATCTGGCGTAACGACGAGATGATCAACCAATCATCACATTCCAAAGAATACCAGAAGGTCCTCGAGCAAAACATCTTGAAGCTTAATCATAAGAGCTTTCACCAGATTGTTGTGCTGGGGTCGTCCTCCTTTGTTCCTTTCATGCAGCTCTCTGCACAGCATCGGCGAGATGTGATTGAGGACCTTCTGGATATCGGCGTCTTCTCCAAGATGAATCAAATCATCAAGGAGAAGACTGCCATACTAAAGGAGAATATTAAAGATCATGGATATCAGATTGACATTGCCAAAACCAAGATCTCTTCTCAAGAAAAATACATCCGTGACATTAAGGCAATCACGCGCGATCAAAAGCAAGAAAAACAAGGGATCATTGAAACGTCCCGGGATGAGATCACTGAACTTCAATCGAAGAACCATGAGCTATCCCTACTGGTCGAACAGCACCAGAAACCTGCAACAGTGGCGAAAGGCCAGGAAGAAGACAAGCTGGCCGAGCTTAGAACGTATAAAGCCAAATTTGAAGCAGATATACACAAACATGCTCGTACTATCGAATTCTACCGATCGAACACTTCTTGCCCAACGTGTGCACAAGCTATCACTGAAGAGACTAAAAGGCAGCATATCCTGGAAGGACAAGACGAGACTAATAAGCTCGAGAGTGCACTCAAACAGGCTACAGATGCTATACAAAGACGCAGTGAGAAGATACAAGAATACGAACTAGAGATAGAAAACTGTCGGCAGTGGCAAAGTCTTATCCATAGCAACAACAGCTCAATCGAGATGTTACAAAGATCTATTGACCGCATCCAGGGCGAGATCAATGCACTGGATGACGACAGTAGTGACCTGGTTGCCGAGCAGAATACACTTGATGAGATGAAA